CAATAGCATTATCTCCTACTAATGATTCCATTAGTTGTTCATATTTTTCTTTATACGTCATCTTCATTCTCCTCTATATGTAATCCATAGTTATCTTCTAGTTCTACTCTGGTTGCTTTTTTTCCTATGGCTTTTATTAAAAACTTTTCAGCATCATTAACAGTATTAAAAAGAATAATATCTTTTTTATCATCTACTGCAAACTCTTTACCATTTAATCCAATACCCTCTGGGTGTCTGTATATTCTATACTGCATCTTCATTCTCCTCTATACTTGTTATATAAAATTCCTCACCTGAAGATTCAAATAATCTTTCTGCATTATCATCTGCTTCATAGTCAGCACCTCTTTTCTCTGCACTCTTCATGTCTTGAGCATTAATATCTTTACGATAGTAATACACCTTCTTAGCATATAATGTATACTTAGCCATCTCTATCCTCCTCATTGTATATACCTACATCAGCTAGGCATTGTTCTACTGCATTTAATATCTCTATAAATATATCTTGTCCTTCTTCAGTATAACTTGTTTCTTTGCCGGCCTTATCATAAACAATATAGTTATCATAGTCTTTACCTAACTTCATCTGCATAATTTTATCTGCTTGTTCACAAGTATACTCTATGTATTTATCTGCACTTAAATAAACATTATCCATTTTGTACCTCCTTGTTAGGATTATCTACACAATTATCTAGTAAAGCATAATATAAATTATCTACTAAATCTACTGTTAGATTAGGATGATTATCTACAATCTCCATAATTTCGTGTAGTGTTAAATCTAATATCTTTTCATTCTTTAATTTATTATTTATCATAGCTACCTCTTGCCTCATATTTAACAAACTTTAACTTCATTCTATCATCTGGGTCAGGATTAGGAAAACCAAAATGCTCCCATAGTTCCGGACACTCATCTCCATATATCCAACCCCAAGTAATTTTAGGTTTCTTTTTTATTTTCTTTTTAGCTTTTGTTGTCATAACTGTTTCTCCTGCAAAATTCCTAATGCTGAATAAGTGTATTGTATATTTTCTTTCTTGTCATTATATACAATAGTATTTCTATCTTTATATATTAGTTTCATATCACAACCTAGCATATTCCATAATCCTTGATGTAGTTCCCAATGTTGTGTTGGTGTTAAATGTTTAGTCATCTATTTTACTCCCCATATAAAAACTTCCTATTCCT